GGTGGGTAACGTCTGCCCAACTTTATTGAAAGGAATAGCGTCATGAGTGAGTTGATTTCCTATCAACCTACCCTCTCAGCGCAGCCTAGCCAGCCCCCAGCAATCAAGGGCACATCGTAATATTTTCCTCCACTTTCTGAATACATCCCCATCTGCCGTGGACATAATGTGGACACTTTCGATTCGGATGGACATGCAACCCGTGCCTACCGACCTATTCGTCGTCCAGGTCTTCTGGTCGAAGCCTAATAATCGTGGCGCATTCGCCATCGAGCCGTACCGATACCCCATTTGGGTTGACGCTACCTACCACCGTTCCGTAGGGCTCTTCCCAAGGCCGAGGTTGCATTACTTTTTCTCTCGGTACGCTGACTCGTTTACCGTGCCGAAGCTTCCTGATGTCCATAATTCTTGCACCAATTCTGTACAAATTCGTTGGAGTGCGGCGACTGCGAAATTGCACTCTACTTGACCACCCGTTTGCATTCGACCTGACCAGTCATTTGCATTCGTTCTGACCACCAATTGCATAGGATTTGACCAGCTTGCTTCGTGGCAATGACCGGCAGAGAACGGCCAAGAGCAGCCTTTCAGACTATCTAAAAAACGGACGGTTTGATGTATTTACTGACAGCGTTTTGGATCTTGGGCCGATAGCTGCGCTTCGTGGCAGACAGCAATCGGCCATTTGGCGATTGTCTTCAATGTCAGCTAAGGGTTGAATCCACAGCCGTTTTCAGTCGGTCGCAACAGGCTGAAAACGGCCAAGTATTACCTGCAATAAAATCCAAGCGTTCGACAAAAAAATCCTAACCCTCCTGTTTCATGCGGACTAAGGTTCCTATTGCTGGGTAATTGGATCGTTCAACCGAATCAGATCAACAAATATTGGCAGATATGAGGGCTGGATGATGAGACCCAATATCCAACGACCGTTCACCGCATCTCGAAGAGGTCAACGGGGGTCAGTGGCAGTGCTGACCATGATTGCCTTGGCCGCCATGGTGCTGATGGGCGCTTTGGCGCTGGACGGCGGGCATATGCTGTTGAACAAGACACGCCTGCAAAATGCGGTGGATGCGGCGGCGCTGAGTGGGGCCAAGACGCTCATGATGGTATCCGGCACAACCGGTGCGGCCACCCTGACGCAAAGCGCTGCGCGCAATACCCTGATTCTGAATGCCAATGCCACGGGCAACCAGGAGTTGGCCACCGCCATCGGCGGCAATATTGCCGGCTTCGCCACGGTGGAGTTGGCCTCGAGCGTCTACGGGCCTTTCTCCTTCCCTGGCCCAGCGAATGCGAAGTATGTGCGGGTATCGGTACCTAACTACGCTCTGACCGGGTTTTTCTGGGGCATTTTACAGGCAACAGGTAATGGCGCCGCCCCGGCCAAGGCCGTGGCGGCCATCGCCACCGCCGGGCCTAGCCCGTCCAGTCCTTGTGATCTTGCGCCACTGATGGTCTGCGGCGACTCCGCACAAAACAACCCAGCCACTGGCATGTTCTGGGGTTTCCGCTTCGGTGATCTACAGCTGTTGAAAACCGCTTCAAACAATAATTCGCCGATCGGCCCCGGTAACTTCCAACTGCTCGATTTTGGTTCCGGTGGCAACACCGTCAGAGACGGGCTGGCGGGTGGGATCAATCAGTGCAACACCGTCGGCGCGCAAGTCGACACCAAGCCTGGTAACACTGTGGGGCCTTCCTCTCAGGGCCTGAATACTCGTTTCGGAGAGTATAAAGGTAACCTAAGTGACCAAGCCTTTCCTCCGGATCTGGTGATCACCGCCAACTCACCGGCGCTGCAATACAACGATAAAGCGTCGCCACCTCAGATCGAGTATCAGAATATGCCGATCACTTCCACTAACGGCAATCTGTCCGCTGGTAGCACGGCATTATTCGACTACAACGATTGGGTGCAGAGCTCAGCCGCCTGTGTCTCCGGCTCGGGCAGCGGCTGCCAATCCGGTGGTGTGTTCGAACGGCGCATGCTGAAGATCGTGATTGGTCAGTGCAGCGGTACCGACGGTGGGCAAAATTCCGTACCGGTGCTCGGCTTCGGCTGCTTCTTCGTGCTGCAGCCAGAGACTCAAAAGGGCAACGAATCGCAGATCTTCGGTCAATTCGTTAAACAGTGCGAAGGCGATAACGTGTCCGGTCCCAACCCTTCACAGGATGCGGGCCCGCAGATCATTCAGCTCTACAAGACCTATATCAATGACATTTCGACGCCGAGCACCGACTCATAGGAGTTTCATATGGGGCGGTGTGCATTCAAGTCTTCGCAGTCCCGGTGCGAGCTTTGTGAGCTATTGACCGAACTTTACCGTTGCTGACTGGCAGCTATGGGTCGATTTCTACCTGTCGCCACCCTCAGTTATGTGGCTTGGGGCTGGCGACCAGTCTCTGGCTTTGTCGTGGATATCTTGGGTGAATGGTTCTACGTAACGGAAAGTCCACGCCATATCAGGCGATTTGCCAGTAAGGCGGCCCCATGTAATGGGATCGCATACGGGCGGAGGCTAGGCAGGATCGGCGCCGATACCCGTAACGAATCGAACAAAAGACCCCGCGCGCTGGCCGCTGGACTAGGCTAAGTGGACCACTCAAACTTAGGTAACGAAAGACCCTCGCCATGAGCCAGACCGAACAAACCTACCAGCAGCTGCAGGCGCGTATTGCCGAACTGGAAGCGGAGTATCAGACGCTGCAGGACAACTACGACGATGAGATCCTGTTGTGCGTGAGCGTACTGCGCGCCTTGGTTGATGATGACTATGACAACTGTGAATCACTGGTGAAGCGAGCTGATTGCTCTGATGAACGCAAGGTTGACGTGCTGCGGTTTATCGCAGACGTGCGCGACGGCTATTGCTGAGCAGTAAAATTTTGCGACGTGCTGCGGATGCCTTCGCGGGCAGTGTCTATGCTTTAATTTCACGAAAGGAATCGGATTGCCTAAAGATCCGAAGCCCCCCACGCGCAATTACAAGGAGAAGTCATGCAGCTGCACTAAGCGTTTGAACTGAAAGAAATGTACACCGTGGACCAGGCCAATCGCGCGATTCAAACCGCCGGCTGGCAGTTATTGGCCGTTATCCCGGGAGGAAATGGCGCGATCTATGTGCTGGGCAAGAAGAAGCTGAAGCAAGCCCCTGAACAAGACGAGGGCGTCTTTCAGACGCATGTACCCAGCTGAGTGCTGGTTGCTGAGCTGGCACCTTCCCATGACAGGATGTGCAATGACGCCAGTGGCCTGTAAAGCCGAGCACGCAAGCCTTTAGCAGTTTTCATAGCAATTGAATTACCAGCCAAATATGCGCCTGGCTAGAGTCTCCCTTGTAAACCGGGGCCTCCAGAATTCGCCCACCGCCCCCTCGCTCCTTGACCGTCGTGGTAGAGCTTTTCATTTTTTTGCAAAACCTTGCACACAGTGCAATTGCCAATTCCTCCACAGAGCCCCCAGCAGGCCTGGGCTCGATCACTGATTGCGCCACCGCGACCCTTTGCACAAAAAAGGACACAAGGCCCGTCGGCGGGAGGGGGATAAGTGCTTTTTCCGAAGGTTTTTTATTCTGGAGGATTTTTTGTTGACGTGATCACCTGGGCTATTTGTCCGCATCCACGGGATCTGACCGCCAGCTTTGAGTCGTTCTCTGCCGGTCATGGCCACGAAGCATGCTGGTCAAATCCGATGCAAATGACTGGGCAAGTCGAAGGCAAATGGGTGGGCAAGTCTGTGAAATTACTTAGCGACCTCGAATGCGCCGCCTACTGTGTAGTCGCCCCACTCAGATGCCCGACATAAATTACCGAGATAACCTTTTTGTCGCGTTGCTCTCGAAAAGCGCATCGGACAGGTCCATTCGGCATTTTCAAAGCAAAGACCTTCTGGGCTAACCTCGTAGCCAGATATCGGACTCAATTAATCGCGAGAATTGTATGAACTGGAAAGTACCGCCTGCTGGATTCTTGGGCAGCGAAGTCGATGCCGCTTGCGAAGCGATTATGGAAGCTAATGCAGACTGGTTTTCCTTAGCGAAATCCACAAATCTGCTAACCATGAGAATCGTACAAGAAGCATTGGACACAGTTCACACCACCTCATGGGCTGCCGAAGCGATAGCTGTTCGTCTGCTTCTTCGTGCATCTGGGGTGTACCAAGGTGCCCTCTTGATGACACAAAGGGGGATGCATGTGGAGGGTCGAATCATGGCACGGTCCCTTCTAGAAGTAAGTTTCAGCATCGGCGCGCTCACCACCGCTCAGTCCAAATACATACAAATGCTACAAGACGACCATCTCAAAAGCCGTAGGCAACGCTTCGAAACACTTCAAAAACAGGGCCTTGCCAAAACCACAGCGGAGCGTACGGCTTTGCAAAAAGCAATCGAAAGTCTGAGCAAATCGCTAGCGCTGATCAGTCCAAAAGCATTGGCTGCTATGGGCCCGCTGGAGTTTCAGTACTTCGCCTATCAATGCCTATCGGATGAGTCGAGTCACGTTTCTGCTTCCTCCCTTGAACACCATGTCAACGCCTACGACGAAAGGGCTTACTGGGACTACAAAATAGGTGCAGGCACACCATCCGAAATCGCGACAACGCTTTTCTACGTTTTATACGCAATGCACCCAATTCTCATAGGCGTAGCTGAGGTGCTTAAATTCGAGCACTACAGTGATGAATTGAGCGGTCTTCTCACCCATTTTGAATCCCTGCCGAAGAATTATTTGTAGTTGATGATGCCAGTAAAAATAGCGTTCTAGCGGTGATGAAGGTCGTTAACAACGACGCTCTGTGCCAGTCATGTTGTGAAATGGACCAAAACCTTCGAAAGGCAGAATGGACAAGGGCTGTAAAGAATTTGCTCGACATTGCCAAGTAGCACTCATGCCCTCGTTAAAAGATTGAGCACGACTGTAAAAACAGCCAAACCAGGTTGTTTTAACAGTTTTTCGACACATGGCCGGGGCGCTCTGAGTGTCCCGTAAGCGTGGCTACCTGGCACTGGCCGCGCAAAGTTTTTCACTTCACTACAATGGTTTTCACTTTGTGAAATGGTCGGTCCTCTGCGGAGCCTGTGGCCCGCTTGGGCTGCCGGTTCGTTTGCACTACATTCGGATTTTCACAAAAAACAAACGAAAAGCCCGTCGGCGGGAGGGGGAAAAGTGCGTTCCTTGCCTGAGTTTTCTTCGCGCAAGAGTTTTCCTGTGAAGAACAGGCACGCGGACTCATGCGCTGCTCAAGCGTCAAGCGGCAGCAAGACCAGTCTAGAAAATCGGGGAAATATTGGCAGAAAACGACCTTGTCGATTGACCCCTAAAGGGTCAATATAGCTTCCAAGGGGGACGCAGAAGGCGCCGCCCAGACCAAGGAAGCCAAATGGACCTAGATGAAAAAGCCTACCTCGAACTGGATAAGCTCCAGCTAGAAAATCGGAAATTGGTTGCTGAGACCCGCAAGCTAATCGCCGAAGAACAGAAGTTGAGACGGGAAGGAATGTTCTACCCGCTACTGGTTGGAGCGGCCCTGATTACCGCGGTAGTTTCTCTGATCAACCTGCTAAACAAACCCTGAGTCACCGGCCCCAAACATCGGGGCCAACCCTCTCGGCCTTGAGCTTTACCGGGAATCAGTCCAAATTACCCAAAAGGGCCGCGATAGGCGCGCCTGCCAACCCCTTACGAGGATGAACGATGAACCACAGCCACAAGACGCCGATCAAGCCGATGGCCGATGAGATCGCCGCCCTGGACAAGCTCCTGAGCAAGAAGCCCACCTACGGCTTCGTGCCGTTCCTAATCGGTGCCACATGTGCCGGTGTGGTGTTCATGGCTTACACCTACATCTCGCACCTGTAACCAACCTTCTCCAGTTTTGCCCCAGTGTGTTGGGGCTTTCGGACTTTCAATGAAACGAATTCAGCACTATGGACCGCCCACAGCGGAAGATTTGGCGCGCCTGAAAATCGAACTGGGGTTCACCAGTCCACAGATGGCGGATCTGGCCGGGTTGGGGAAAGGATCGCAATGGCGCAAGTACACCGGCCGTACCGAGGACCGCGTGATGGGCATGCACATGCACTTCTACATGGCGGCCCTGCTAACGCTGAGTGAGGATGAATTGGCCCGTGTTGTCGCCACCATGCGGGCGCAGGGGGCAGACGTCGAACTGGGGCCGCTACCGGCTGGCCCGCCAATTTTGACCGAAACGTAAACCGCTGCAGAACTGCATTCACTCAGAGGCATTCGTTTTGACTAGCATGCCATCAACCCAAATGGTGTATTTAAATGCACCAACTGGAATTTACTTATAGTTAGAAGCCAAAGGAAGTCTTCGTGTTTAACCAAAACAAAAACCCAGACAATCATGTACTCGACCCAATAGTAAAACCCATTGCCTCCAAGGCGTTCTTAATATTTATTTCTTTAGCAGCCATTGGCGCAGGAATTACTTTTTCAATAACTCATGAAAACTGGTCGTGGATCAATCGCTTTGGCGCAGTGGTTATAGTGGCTGGCCTACTTTTCACTATGTCCCCCCTATTTTCAGCCGGAATTTATAAGTCACAATCCGGCGCTGGGCGCTTCGCTGACCTCCATACCGACGGCACGCTAATCACCACGACAGTGGAAGAGCGTAAAATTGGTAACAATGTTGCATTAGGTATCGTCATCACAATTATTGGCACGCTAGTTAACGCTTTTGGCGATCTGCTTGGAAGTTGTGTATATGGATTCTAACCATATGCTCAATAGCCCGCCCCGCTCATTTAACCAATATTTCTTAGGCGTAGATCATGGATTATAAACTAGACATCAAAGCAAACGCTTTGGACAGCTTCAATGAAGCTCTGGAAAAGTTCGAACAAGGCGAGAGCGGCAATACAAAGGCGTACAAATTTTCAATCCTGCACGCATCTCACTTCCTAGAACTAATATTAAAAATATACATTATCTCAGTAAATGAAAACCTTGTTTTTTCCAAATGCTATCGACACGTTGCAAAGAAAGCAAAAGACGAAAAAATAAATATCTTAGATGCCTTCGAAATAATCTCCCAAGAAAATTTCGACCTTAGCTCTCTAATAGAAACCGATAGCAGTCCACATACCATTACTCTCGACCAGGCACTGGAATTTGCAAAGTGTGAGAAGTGCAAAATAACAGGCGTCAACTTTGTTGATACTGAGTTTTGCAATGACATTGAATGGATCAAAGGACTAAGAAATAATATCGAGCATTTTCAGTTCGAACTTGAACCCAAGGAGGTTCGACTGTGCATTGGTCGCTTAGTTAGAGGCGTCATTGAGTTTCTTGATATTTTCGACCTATTTAATCTGGAGAGTGAAATTGGAAAGGATAGGTTTCATATCTTTGAAACGCTTGCTGATGAGTACACTCAACTCTTGAGAGAAGCCACTCGCGAGGTTAAAGAGCAAGAATCTAAAACCTTTAGCGGCGTCAGACACAAACACTATGCATTCATAGAGTGGAACGTATATACATGCCCTGGATGCAACAACCACACAATGATCCCCAATCGCGAGTCCAGCACCGGATACACATGTACTTTTTGTAAGAACGAAGAAAGTGGTGAGATTGAAGTGCCGTGCGATTGCTGTGGTGCGCTTTCACCTTCCGATGAAATGGACACTTGGTCGACGGATGACGGCTCAGTCGAGTATCGGTGTTATTTCTGTTCTGGGCAGTACCAAATAGACAAAGACGATTAACATAACTACAAACTCAACCTCATTGGCTGTGCTTGCTGGGCTTAAGCTACGCTTTTGCTCCTCTGTATTCATCAATTACAGAGTGATGGGTTTTAACTGACCGACCAGAGCGGTGGCCTGTGCCGCATTATCAGTGAAGGCCCCCGCATCGCTCGGACTCGGCGCCGGCCCGGGTACATGAGTATGGCCGGCCAGTTGCGTGTTCATCGCCGTCACCAAATCAAGCAGGTCACACAGGACCTGCAGCACGTTCACCCCCTCCGATCCCATCCAGGTCTTTTCCGCCACACTGCGCCGTAGGCCGGTGATGCGCTCTTCCATATCACCTCCCACCGAAGCATTGAGCTTCTGCCCCACGACCAGATTCAGGTCGCGCCCGGTGGCCTGATGCAGGTCGTCCACGGCCGCCAGGCTGGCGGAGCCGCCTGAGAGCAGCTTGAGCGAGCCCAGGGCCTCGATCTTTTTGATGCCACCCACTGACTCGATGCTGTGGTCATCCACGGTCACGCTGTGGCGCTGGTAGTGCTCAGTGTTCTCCAGCGCCTCCACACGGCGCTCGCTGGCCTGATCATGGATCTGGCCATCGGTCTGGCGCAGCCAGTTACCATCGGCGTCGACGCGCTGCTGTACCGCTTCGCTGTGCTGCCAGACCTGATCGCCTTTGGGCAGGTTGGGCAGGCTCAATCCCTGGGGCAGGATGGCCAGGACAAAGGGTTTGTGTGGCAGACCGTAGGCAAACGACACCACGACCATGGTGCCTTCATCGGGAAGGCCGTAGATCCCCATGGATTCGCCACCCATCGGCAACGGCAGCGGCACGCCGTGGAGCCGTGGCAATGCCGTATCGGGCTCACCGTCCGGCCCCAGAACCTCAAGGTCTGCGGCGAAACGTGGGCGGAAGTCGTCACACAGCCCCGCGTTTGTGGGTGGGTCGGGGATGGCCACCACCCGGGCAAAGCGCGGCAGGTGATAGCCGCCGGTGAGTTCGGGATACTGGCGGTCAACCACGCGGCGGATTACGTCTTCCATTTGATGCTCATCTGGCTTTCTGTGAGGGTCACGGCGGTGATGCGTTCGCCCTGGTTAATCGGCGCACCAGGACGAATCCCAGGGAGTGCGGCAATGACGGCGCTCTGGTTGCTGTTGTAGCTGTCAAAGAGTTCGCGGGGCAGTTGCAGCGGCTGGCGCTGACCCCAAAAGCTGTCGGCCCAACTGCCCACATAGATCTCGCCGTCACCCTGCTGCTGCCACATAAAATCAGGGATCGAAAATACTTTGCCGAGACTGTCGATAGCTTGCACACCATTGGCCAAGTTAAAGAAAAACGCGGTTTTGGTGTGGGCGTAGGCTTGGTCGGGAACCCGAAAACGCAGGCCATTGCGCTCACTGATCGCGGCCAGAACGGCGTGCAAGTCCACATGACGCAGGTTCAGCGGCATGGGAATTTCCAGTGCGGCGGACAGTTCACGACAGAGCAGGACTTGCTGTTGGCTGTTGGCGGCAGTGCAACGCTCCACGTAGCCCAAAAAATGCCGCTGTAGTGGGCTGTCGTTGTAGCCGATGTCGAAGGTCACCAACCCGTGTACGGATTCGCCGGCAGAGATGGTGAAACTGGCGCGCCCGGGGGCGTGATGGTCCAGGCGTGTTTCATCTTTGCAGAGGGGGTAGGACACGCCGTCGACGGTCAACACTTTGTGCAGGTTCATGGCGTGACCGGCTTTAACCAGTCGTCGACGGACTTCAGGACTTTCTCAAATCCGTCCATCTCGACGGGCGCGCTGCCACCGTCTGCGCCGGACGCACCAGAGACGGGTTGTCCTGGTGCACTTTGCTGCACGACGGGATTACTCGGGCTGCGTTGCTCCACGCGTTCCGGTATCGACAGCTTTTCGATCAGATTAAATTGCACGCGCCAGGCTCGCAGGCTGTCGTCTTCATTGGCGTTCACGTTGTCGCGGAACTGCACCTCGCGCACACCGAAGGCCGAGGCCGTGCGATTGACGATCCGATAGACCGTCAGCTGCCCGCCGCCGGCGGTCGAGCTGGCCAGGCGCATCAAGTTGCGCAAGTCGGACTCGTCACGGTAGGGAATCATCAGCGTGACGCTGAGGGTTTTAGGTTTGAAGCCCTTGTGCGCCTGTGCCGTATTGCTGGTCTGGCCTGACAGGTCCTCGCTTTCGATGGTCAGGGTGGCCATGACCTTGAGGCCCTTGCCCTGAACTTTCTCCCCGTTGAGTAGCAGTGTCATAACCCGATCAGCTCCTGCACAAAGCTCAGGCTCTCTTCACTGCCGAGCAACAACAGACCAGCACACAGCACCCATTCATAGCCAGGCGTGGGGCCTTCCAAGAGTTGCCGGCGCAACTCAGCGGCATCACCCGGGCCGATCATGCGCGCCTGCATCGTGGCATCGGGCAAACCGTTGGCCAGTGCGTTTTGCAGGTCACTCAACTGCTGATCGCACGCGGCCTGTTGCTCAGCTTTGCGCGTCGCCAAGACGCTCAAGTCAGCCATAGGGGAAGTGTCGGCGGCGTAGCTTTCATAGATGGCCAGCTGGCTGTTCAGCGTTTGCTGGGATACCCGGGTAACGGTGCAACGCTCCAACGGCAAAGCTCCCCAGCGTGGCAATGTCTCGGCTGTGGGCAGCGTCCACTTCTCCGCCTCCAGTCGTGCGATGTTCGCGGCACGACGTTCGGCGCGTTCCAAGTCGGGAGTGGGCAGCAAGGCATTGAAGCGGCCCAGGGTAGCGGCGAACTGGTCGAAGCGCGTCGAGAGAAACAGCACGCACAAACCATACTGCTCCCCTTCGGGACGACCGGTATCGGCGTCGGTGAGCTTGTTGGCCAACGCCTCCAGCAGGTTGGGTGCCGAGAGAAACTTTTGATACCCCCGGCCCTGCCCCATGCCGCTTTGGAACGGCGTCACCACGAGACTGGCCGGCGCGGTGGCCAGTTGCTCGGTCATGGCGGCGCGCCCGACCTCAATGGCCTCTTGTGCGGCGGACCCCACGGGGCCGGGGTTGGTAGTGGCCGTCATTCCGGCCAGGCGCTCTTCCGTTTTGGCGATTTCAGTGCTGGCCAGGCCTTTGGCTTCATCCAGCCCATCGACCCACTGGGTGGCCTCGCTGGGCCATTGCATGGTGACCGACGTCCAGGTCATGGCTGCGGGCCGTTTGGCGCGGTAGGACGGGCGTCGATTTTGGGAAACAGCTCGTTGGTTGGCCAGGCCCGCAGTTCATTGCGGTAGGTGCGCCAGGCCAGCTCCGTGCTGAGCGCGGCCGGGTCGGCATCCAGATGCTTGTCGATCTCTCTGCCCGCCCAATGCAGTTCATTTTCGATCCATGACCGTTCTCGACGGCTTTGAATCACCAAATCGCGTGCGGCATCGAGCACCCAAACGAAACCATCCCAGAGATAGGCCGCACTCGGTCGCGGCAAATTCGTCAGCTCGGCCGGCAGTTCGCCAGGCATCGAATACGTCACTTCGGTACCATCGGTGGTGCGGTAAGCCACGCCTCGGTAGTCGGGCACCACCAGCCACGTGCCATCCCTCCAGACCACCACCTCCCCGTCCCCGGCTTCGGGCGGTTCTTCCAACGTGGCGCCCGCTGGCAGACCGCAGCCACAGCTGACATAGGTTTCGTGTTGGCCGAGGTATTCGGTGGTGGTTTCACTGAACGTGTAAACCTCGATCCAACCGCTCTCTTCAAAAAAACCGTTCACTAAAGTCGGCATCAGTACATCCTGCAAATGTAGTTGTACGCCACGTTACGCATGCGGGTTTCCGTACTCACACGGACGACGGCTGAAGGATTGAAAACGACTGAGCGGTAACCCGTTGTAGTGACTTGCGGTGCAGCCGGCGTAATGGCCGTGCTGGAAGTGCCAACCGAAAATGCACCAGTCGCGGTGTTCACTAGTAACGTCGAGTCGTCGTCTTGCAGGACGAACTCGCCCGTCATGTTTTGCAGCGTGTCGAGCTGAGCGCTCAACACGGGGCGTCCTGAATCGGGGTCAACACCGCGCCCGCCATCCAGGCCACGAATCGACTCACCGCGCAGATCTGGCAGGATGCCGTTGGGATACACGGCCAGCAATGCTGGGTACCACTCGACATTGAACGGCTGCCCCGTCATCACGACGCAATTTTCTGGCGGCGTAGCGGTTGGCCATGGAAACGGCACGCCGACAGGGACGGCAAATATGGAAGCAGGATCAAAATTGCTTTCGGTCCAGATCCCTCCGAAATTCTGCGCATCAACCTGTATTTTTATTTTGCCCGAGGCGTTTTCATAGCCAATGTAGATTTTGTTGGTGTCCTGACCCGCCACCCCACCTTGCTGCACGGGAGTGAAACCCAGTGCCGCCTGGTAAGCAGCAGGGTCAAAGTTACTAGTGTCCCAGCCCGTTACCCACTCACTGAATACGAATCCCTCTGGGCTCCGAACACCGCCACGAGTAAGAGTTGTACCGGTGTTATAGCCGATGATTTGTTGCCAGAGGGTGTCTTGACTGACCGCAACCAGCATGGGGGAGAATTGGCCACCACTTGGAACGTTCGGGCCGGGGTTCACCCGGTAAATGCCCACGGTGGTGATTGTGTCTAAATCGGTGCCTTCGGGAAGGACAATCCCCCCGTGCCCCCAGCCATAAGCACCCGTGAGCAATACATGGCCTGGTGTGTCATCTTGGGAAGAGGTTTGTTTAACCAGATCGGTTGAGTCCCAGGTGCTTTCCCATTCACCCCAAACACCGGCAGTCAAGGCCCGGCGGTTTAGGGTGTGGTCGGCATTCCCATAGATCTCCTGAAAGGCGTATTGACCTGGTGTAATCGCCGAGACGCGAACCCAACCCTCATAGGGCGCGCCACCTGGCCCCCCCGTGCAATTAGTGGCGAAATAGAGGGCCGTCACTGCGTTCAGGCCACCTATGTCAACATCACTGACCGCATAGGCGGCCCCGCCCCAGCCGAACGCTCCGACCTTCATCAGCGCATCAGGCGTTGCATCGTGGAGATCGATTTGAGCATCAAGGTACGCGGCTGAACCTAGGTCTGTTTTTACGGCATGCACCAAGGCCGTGGTGGCCAGAATGTCACTGCTGTTCGACTCCGGATCATCACTCTTTGCGTTGGGTAGATTGCCCAGCCCGACATCGTCTTTGGTGGTGGCGCGTGCTCGCAGGTTTGAATAGTCGCCACTGCGTGCAGCGAGGTGCTGAATCAACGCTCCAGCTATCGGTTCAACGGTGCTACGCAGGTCGGTGATTTCGGTGGTGCTGAGGACCGTGGCCACTGGCACCAGGTAGTGCCACACGCCATTGGTATCGGTGAAGTCCACCAGGGCATCGCCGTAGCTGGCGGCCAGAACCACGTTCACTTCGCTTAACTGACCTTGTAGCGAGATGTCGTGCCACAAGGTGAAGGGGAACGCCGGCGGCGTGATGGATGCGCCGACGGGTTGATGGACGGCTAAGCCTTCCACGTAGGCGGTGCCCGGCTGGATAGTGAACTGCTCGTTCTGATAGACCAGCGCCAAGCTGTTGGCAAAGAAACAGGCTCGCCCGAACATGTCGCGGTTGCTCAGGCGCTCGCGTTCGTCCATGCCCGCCATGCGCACGGTGAAGTCAGCCTGCCAGGTATCGGCGTTGATGGTCAGCTCGGTGACCGACTGTGCACCGTCAAACACCAGCATCATGTTGCGGGTGATGTTGTTGCCGATCTGCTGGTTGGGAATGTTTTTGCGCTTCTGCTGCACCGGCGTGTAAGCCGCGGCTAACAGCACACCTTCAGCGGTTTCCAGGCCCAGCCAGTTAAAGTCCCAGTCGCCGACATTGGAGCCGATCATGCTGCTGTAGACCACTTGGTTGGGGTCCACATAACCGCCTTTGGTGATGTCTGTTTCGTACATCATCTGGTCCGGCGGTGGCTTGCCGGCATAGCGGTCCACCGGTGTGGCCGGATCGAGCCCCGGCACCAGGGCGTAGAGAAACTTGCTCACGACCAGGACTTCCTGAGCGGCTTGCTTTTCGGCGATCAGGTTTTCACCGGCGATGGTTATTGCAGCCATGTGGCTTCCTCGTAACTGGCAATCAGGGTTTGCTGGTCGTCGTTGAACTCCACCGCGAACACCCGCAGGTTATCCAGCGGGGTCACGGTCAAAAATGCGTAACGGCGGCAGGTGCGGCCGTAACTGCGGAGCAGCACGCGCAGCAGGTCAGAGTGCAGCGCGCTCTGTTCGTCGGTGATTTTCACGAACACCACGTCCCAGTCGCGGCCCTCCATGCGTTCCTGAATCTCGACGCGACCGACGCCCAGGCGCATCAGAATCCTTTTCAGACCCGCCGTACTGCCCGCGTCCACGGCGTTGATGTAGGCGTGTTTGATCCGCAGGCGGTACAAGCTTTCCTCTTCCCCTGGGAAGCGGGTGATGTCGCGCTGCCAGGCAAGCAGGTCGAGTAAAGAGAGCGGACAAATGTCAGGGTCGATCTGATGCAGCGGCCAATTCAGCCAGCCCTCGACGTTGGCCCACCAGGCCTGTGCGGCGCCCTTGAGCTTGGCCAGTTCCGGCCCGTCGAGCCAAAACGGCAGTTTGAGGTTAAACACCGGGCACCACCTCAAGCGTCTGAATGCGGGGAATGTTCAGGTCCGACACGATGTCGAGGTTGTCGAAGTGCAACGAGTCGAGTTCGGGGAATTTTTGGTGCAGCTCTTCGCCCAGGCGGCTGAAGGAAAATCGCGACTGGGGATAGGTCAGCGTCGGCTGATAGTCGGCTTGAGTGCTTTCCCGAAAGGCCGTGCGGATGAACATCTCGACATCAGCAAACAGCTTGTCGGACTGTTCTGTGGGCAAGTTCAGTACCGGCCACAGCGTCACACGGATGTCATGCAGGGTCTCGGGCATGGCCATGACCAGCATGTCGTCGCCGTGGCCATGGTTGCCTTGGTCGCGGATGTAGTCGTTGATTTCTTCCAGGTAGCTGTCCGCCGGCACGTTGGCTTCGAACAGCACAAAGGCATTGGCACTGCCGGGGCCGCGTGGGGCTTCGTGTTCAAAGTACACGCCGTCCGGTTGTACGCCGGGAAAGGTGGTGATGAGCGCACGATAAACCGCATCGGTGTTCCACTGGTTGATGGCCGAGTACTGGTTGCGCGTGCGCAGGCGAAGGTCTTCGTCCGACTCTTTGTCAGTGCCCGGCACTGTCATCCAGCCGTCCAGGTTGACCACGTTAACAATGCCCGGTACCGGCTCCGGCAAGATGGCGTAGTAACCTGGTGCGAGGTTGTAGCCGCTGCCCGGTTCGGCGGCGATGGACGGAATCAGGATCTGGGTGAGGCCGTCGGTAAAGGTGCCTGGCAGGCTGGTCAAAAGCTCGTACACATGGCCGTTGATGGCGCCGGACTGGACCCGTGTGCCGGCGGCAACTTCCAGCGTGCCGACCGGACTGGAGCGGGTGAACAGCAGATTGCCCTCGGTTTTGGTGGCCCCCATGGGCTCGACCTGTACCGCCCAGGCGAGCATTTCCAGATACTCACCTTCGGCGGTTTTGACGTAGGCGTTAGGCAGCGAGACTTCAACCATAAAGTCGATGAACCACATCACGGGTTCGGTCACGATGGCCGTCACCACCCGCCAAAATGGCGACCAGGCACTGGTGTTGCTCAAGCGGCTGCCTTGTTCGGCGATCTCACTTTCCCACGCGGCCTGAAGCGCTTCCTGCGTGGTCGGGATACCGGCGTCGGCCAACGCCTGACGAAAATCTACGTCGCTCAAAACGCCACCTCAATGCTGCCAAATTTAATGGTGTCGGCCTCGATCAAATACTGGCCGTACCCCGGTTGAGTGATGCGTGCCGTGCCTGGCACCAGTCGTTCGTCAGCCTCCACCATCAGCTCCAGCTGCTGGATGCAGTCACGCTGACGCAGGCTGTTGCGTTCGGCGATCAACGTCACCAGCAGACCGCTTTCCCGAATCATGTGGGCAATGTCCTGGGCAATGCTGGCGCGGTCCTCGATCTCCATGGGCTGGTTCGATGGATCGAACACCAGGTCGTTGGCACTGATCAGCAAGTCGACGTATTCGCTCATCCGGCAGCCATCTCCAGCATCTTGTCGAGTTCGTGCTGCGACAGGGGTTGGCTGGTGTGGATCTCGACCTTGCCAATTTGCGTGCCCTTGTTCTGGGTCGTGTTGTTCTGGAACGACTGCATCAAGCCGCCGGCTGGAACCTCACTGGGACCGGCAGGCAGCAAGCTCGGAATGGCGCCGTTGATGGTCTGTTGGGCTTTGGTGGCCATATTGGCCTGATCGGCGGCTTGCATCGCTTCGGGCGTTCCCGGGGCCACCGCGCCGGTTAATGTTTCCGGAGTGCCAGGCCCTCTGGCGGCGCTCAGGGCTTCGGAAGTGCCGGGCCCCATCGCGGTTTTGCCGGTAGCCATGGCATCCACCACAGCATTGGGAGAGCCTGGGACGGTCGGGGTCGCAAAGCGGGTTTCGATGTCGATGCCAGGAATCTGATTCAGCAGTTCGATCAAGCCGTTGGCCGCCTCGCCCAACAGGTCGAACACCGACAGGTCGCTCCAGGCGGTGGTGAACGCGCTCCACGCTTCGCTGGCCAGCATGCCGAACGAGGCAAGCCAGTTGCTCAGTGTTTGGAATTGTTCATTCAGCCAGGTGAACGCGGCACTGTTGAGCAGCGCCGCCGTCCATTCGTCCCAGTAATAAATGGCCGCAACAACGACGGCGGCCAGGGCGACGATGCCGGTGACAACCAACCCGATCGGGTTGGCCAGCAGCGCCGCATTGACCAGCCAGATGATCCCTTGCCAAATCATCATGGCGGCACTGACGGTGCCCATGCCGATGGCCATGACGCCGAGCAGCGTGACGTACAGGGCTCCCCAAATGATGTTGGACATCACCGCCGCTTTGGTCAGTAACCAGCCCATTCGGAAGATCTTCTGAATGACAATGAAGCCCTTCATCACGACCTGGGCCATCCCCATGCCGAGGGTGAATAGCGACATCGCGGCGATCAAGGCAATGACGCTAAGGACGGTCATGCCAATCACCTTGGTGAGATGGGGAAACAGGTTGGTCCACTTCAAAACCTTCGCGCCGCCCTCGGTGAACATCTTCAGCAGCGGCGTGAGCGCGGGGCCGATCAGTTGACCGAAGGCAATTTTCAGCACCTCTATCGTGCTGGCAAATTGTGCCCAGGGATCAATCATGGCTTCGGCCATGGTCTGGGCTTGTTCCATGCCCTTGACCTTGCCCAGGGCGTTCAAGCTGTCGGCCAGGCCATCGGTGTCGGCCATCAGCAACTTGATCATGCTCACGGCTTCATCAGAGCCAAAAGCTTGTTTCAAGGCGTCCGACTCGGCCACATCCAAAGTGTCACCGAACTTGCCTTTGATTTTTTCGAGGATCTGCAGGACGGGCAGCATGGCGCCCTGGGCGTCGGTAAACTTCAATCCGAGCTTGCCTTGGGCGCTGCCAATGCCAGCCAAAAAGGATTTGTATTTGGTCCCGGCCTCGCCACCGCTCATGGTGGCTTGCAAGGTGCCGAGGATCGCCACTTGTTCATTCAAGCCAATGCCGGCAGCCGTGGCGTTGGCCCCCACGGCGGTGAAGGCGTCACTCATCCCCTGACCGGTCGTTTTGAACATCTGCACGGCCGTCGCCGTGACACCGGCCAGGTTCTCGACCCACTCGCCTTTGCCCATGGCGTCGGCTTGATCTTTGAAGATGCCGTACATGGTGCCGACGTAGTTGGTGAT